TGGTCGAGAGTCGCGTGCTCGAAGAGGCCGCAGCCAACGCCAAGCCTGTTGAGTCGGGCATCACCCACAAGTTTGTGGAGCGGTGCATGTACTCCAAGCAGAAGGGTGACGGCCTTTTGTTCGCGGCCTTGCACAAGGGAAAATTCCTGTGCGCACCGGAGCTGAAAAATCAGTGGTTCGAATGGACCGGCTCCTACTGGAAGCAGGTGACCGTCTATCGCACCGAAGCAGCAGTTGAAGCCGTGGTGGAGCGATACGAGGAAACCCGCATCCACTACGAGGGACTGATCCAGGAAGCAAAACAGTCACACGATGATGAAACTGTCAGCCGACTGGACAAGATATGCAAACGCCTGCGCAACAAGGTGGACGGCCTGCGCGATGGCACCGGCGTAACCGCGGCCCTCCGGTTCGCTCTTTCGAACGATGATCCCCTGCTTGTGCGCATGGAGGATTTCGATGCCGATCCGCTCCTTTTAGGCGTGGCCAACGGAGTTGTGGATCTGCGCACCGGGGAGTTCCGCGACGCCCGGCCCGGAGACCTGATCAGGCGCACCACCTCCGTATCCTGGCAGGGTATCGATGCGCCTTGTCCGCTTTGGACGCCGTGGCTTGAGGAAATCATAGGCGAAGATCCCGAAGTGGCCGCCTTTCTGCAGCGCGTTTTTGGCTACGCCATCACCGGTTTATCCTGCGAACCGCTCTTCGTTGTACTGGCCGGAGAAGGGCGCAACGGAAAATCGGTGCTGATGGAAACCCTCGGCAAGGTCTGCGGCGACTACATGGCGCCCATTCCGGCCGAACTGCTTTTGGATCAGGGCCAGTCACGCGACGCGGACAAGCCCACGCCCACGATCATGAGCCTAAACGGCACCCGCATCGCCTACGCCGGTGAAAACGACGAAAACCGCAAGTTCTCCATTGCCCGCGTAAAATGGCTTTCAGGCGATGACCGCCTGACCGGGCGCTATATGTGGGATCGCGACCCTTCGAGTTTCTACCCCACGCACACCCTGTTTTTGCTCACGAACCACCCGCCTCACGCCGGAGCCCATGAATATGCCTTCTGGGATCGGATGCGCCTGGTCAAATTCCCTTACCGGTACGTGGACAATCCCAAGGCGGAAAATGAGCGCCAGCGCGACCGCACCATCCCCGGCCGTCTGGAACAGGAGCTCTCTGGAATACTGGCCTGGATGGTGAAGGGATCTCTGCTCTATCAGCGCGACGGCATATCTCCTCCAAAATCCGTGTTGGCTTCCACCGAAGATTACAGACGCAATGAAGACCATCTGCAGGATTTCATCGAACAATGCCTGGAGCAATTTGACGGGGCTGGATTGCCTGACCCGGAACGCCGTACCAACGCCTCGGACATCTATGACTTGTATTCCCGCTGGTACGTCAAGAATCAGGGAAAATACGTTCCGCTCATCAATACATTCGGTTCTCGCCTTGGAAAGAAGATCCACAAGGAAAAGAAAGGTGGCCTCACCTATTATTACGATGTGCGTATTCGCCCTGAAGCAGTGGAACGCTACCCGGAAAAAGACCCGAAAACCACCAGGAGGGACCGTGATGCCCTTACCTGATCAGGACATAGGACATCTGCCAGGACATCCGTACCTGGAATGTCTTGGGGGCGGGAAGGCCCGTCAGATCTTGATGGAGTGGTGCGTCAGGACACCAGGACACCCAACCGTAATGCAGTCTAAAATTGTTGTGTCCGTTCGGAAACATACTCTGTTCTCTTGTCCTCTTATCCTACTTGTTAAAAAGAGTAAGAAAGATAGTGGTTTAGAAATAGGACATCGCCAGGACATTCCCAGGACACCAGGACATCTCTCAGGAGGAGCTTATGGCCGCTGATCTGCTTGGACTGTTTGAGGAGCACGGGCTGAATCCGAAGAAAAAAACCGCAAGCGAGTGGGGCGCGGCCTGCCCGGCCTGCGGCGGCACGGACCGGTGCATGGTCAAGCCGGATGATCACGGCGGTCGCGGGGGCTACCGCTGCCGCCAGTGCGGAACCTACGGCGACAACATCCAGTTCCTGCGCGACTTCCAGGGCATGAGTTACGGCGAGGCCTGCCGCCACCTGGGTATTGCTGCTGCCAGGGCCACAGCCGCGCTGCCCAAGATGCCGCGCAAATCCCCTGGGCAACAGCCCTTTGAATCCGCTCCTTCGATTCCGCCGGCAGAACTCTGGGCGGCCGAGGCCACGAACTTTTGCGCCTGGTGTCATGCGCAACTTCTGGAAAACCCTGAGCAGCTTGCCTGGCTGGAGGAACGCGGCCTGCCTCTGGAGGCCGTGCAGCGCTACCGTCTCGGATGGAATCCGGGAGAGCGGGGAAAGTCCTGCCTGAACCGGCCCCGCTCCGTATGGGGTCTGCCCATTGCCGAGCCGAAGCCTGAAAAGGACGGCACGCCCGGCAGGCCCAAGACCACGTTCTGGATTCCTCGCGGCCTGGTCATTCCGCAGCTTGATCCGGTCAACCCTGACGGCCCGGTGCTGCGCCTGCGCATCCGCCGTCCTGAGGCAGACCGCAAGGATTTCAAGGCGGAGACCAAGTACTACGTGATCCCCGGCAGCTCCATGGACGCCATGATCCTGGGTGCGCAGTCCCGCGCCTTCGTGGTGGTGGAGAGCGAACTGGACGCCCTCATGCTGCACCATCAGGTCGGGGATCTGGCCGGAGCGGTATCGGTGATGACCTCCAACGTCAGAAAGATTGAATCCACTGTGCTGGAAACCCTTTCCGGGGCGCTTGCCATCCTGGTGTCTTTGGATGCCGACGAAGCAGGGGCCAAAGGCTGGGAGCGTTGGCAGGCTAGTTTCCCCAGGACCAAGCGCTGGCCCTGTCCCCTGGGAAAAGATCCCGGCGAGGCCTTTGCCCTGGGCGCGAACCTTCGCGCCTGGATCGTGGCCGGGCTGCCGCCGGTGCTCCGGCCAGGACTTCTGCCGCCTGGATTGCCGGTACTCTCGGGAGAAGGGGGCGCGAAGGAAGCGCAGCGTGTGTCAAGCCAAGAGATCGAAGTGTCAACCGGATCAGCACGCGAAGTGGCTGAAGCGGCACCCGTGTCACCCTCTTTGCCCGAAGTGTCATCACTTGAACCTTTCCAGCAACCTGCCTGGTTGTCCCCAGTCACGGAACAGGATCTTGATTTCTTCGACTGCGGCCGCGCCGTCCTGTTGGAACTGACCGGCCTGATGCGCCGCCTGGACGTGCGCCCGGTGCTGCTGCGCGGCAAGGACGCCGACAGGCTGGCCCTGTGGGCCGCAGCCCCTGCCGTGACGAAAGATGACGCGGCCTGGTCACGGGTTAAGGAGCTGTTCTTCGGCGTGTGCCTCTCTCCTATGATCTGGCTCATCCAGCCGGATGCGCTACGCCTGGTGCGTGGACGTTCTACCGGTTGCCATGGCGTGCAGCGTCCTGGCCAGGACGGCGAGTGGTTTCCGTGCGTGAAGATGGGCGAGACGGGCATGGATTTCACTGGCTGGCAGTAGGCGGAGGCGTAGCATGTCTGAGCATATAAACCCCACTACTTTGGACTCCGAAACCGCTCCGTTACCCGGAACCTCTTTAAGAAAAATGTACAAGACTCAGATTGACGCTGTGTCATTTATAAAATCCTGCGGATTTAAGCTGGCCAAGTCAAAATTCAGTGCGGACGTCAAGCGCGGCAAGATTCCCAGAAATGCCAAGGGGTTTTTCAAAGAGAGTGCGCTTCTGGGTTACGCAGAGGAGAATCTGACATCGTTATCTAGATTGGAAAAGGCCGTAGCAGAGGATGATTCAGCTCCCCAAGTTCCTAAATCATCGTTTTCAAAGTCCTACAAAACCCAGCTCGACGCCGTAGCCTTCCTTCAAGTCAGCGGGTTCAAAGTCGAGAAGTCCAAATTTCATAACGACGTGAAGCGCGGCCGCGTGCCGCGCAACGCTGCCGGTCGCTTCGAGGAAGGGGCGCTGCTGGGTTACGCCGCCGCCAATCTTCCCCCGCTGTCCACGGTCGAGAACAAGGCCGCCGGAGAAGCCATGGTCAACCGGGCCGTGGCCGATACCGATCTCAAAGTCTGGCAGGGCCAGCGCCTGAAACTCAAGCTGGAAAAAGAGCAGGGTCTGCTCATGCCACGGGCCGATCACGAGCGGGATCTGTCCGCCCGTGCCCAGCTCTTCAAGAACGAAACCGAGGGGCAGTGCCGCCGCCTGGCCCCGAAGATCATCGATCTGGTGGTGGAACAGCTGGCCGCCCTGGACGGCGTGGATGCGGGCGTGGCCCTGCTGCTGCGCAACGCAGCGCCGAACATCGTGCCCCTACTCACGGAATACCTGCTCTCCCAGTCGGAGGAGCTGATGGATTCCTGGGCGGCGGACAGGGATTTCGTGGTGGAGATTGGCGAGGATGCCGAACCCGGTGAAACCAACGCATGAAAATGGAGGTGCCCATGATCACCGAAGATTTCTCACCGTTTGCAATCAGACGCCAGGTTATCCTGGTGCTTGTCGCCCTGCTGCTGGTGGTGGGCGTGGGCAGCCTCTTGGCCGCGCTGCTGGATGATTCCGGCCCTACCTGGGTGCAGCAGGCACAGAAGCCCAATTGCGGCCGCACGGATGCAGAGCAGCTCCTGCAGCGGGTGCGCTGGGAATACAACCGGTCCAATGGAAAAGGAGAATGACCATGGCCAGTCTGAAAATGGTCCCTTTGTCTGACGATCGCGTACGCGAGTGCGTGGATTCGGCCTTGGCAGCACTTTCCAGAACGACAACCCTGGTGGTTGAGATCGAGAGTATGATGGATTTCCGCAAGGTGCGCAGTGCGCTGACGTTTTATCGTCACCAGCGCTGCGGCGAAAAATCTGGATACATTGGCCTGCCCATCGGGTCCATCAACGGCCTTACGCTTATGGTGCTGCAGCATATCGAAACTTTGCTTGGCGATTCGGGAAACTCCGTCGCCCAGAAGGCTGTATTGCGCAGCTGCCAGCAACGCCTTCAGACTCTTTTGCAACGGCGTCAACTTGTAGAGGCCGAATGGGCGGATCGTCCTGGAATCCATCGGTCACTGCCGAACGGTGATGGACTGGAAGGGCGTGCATCATGAAGATCATCGCTCTCTCGGGAAAAATGGGCACGGGTAAAACTACCCTGGCCAACCTGATATGTTCCTTGGTCCCATGTTCGCAGCGCGTAAGTTTTGCAGACACCCTACGCGAGGAAGTGGCCGAGCATTTCGGGTTTGATTTGGAATTTGTCCGCAGCACTGCGTTTAAGTTTCACTCTTTCAGGATTGGAGCTCGTACACTCACCGGTCGAGAGCTGCTCCAGTGGTGGGGTACAGAGATTCGGAGGAAGGCGAACCCTGATTATTGGATTGAGAAGATGGCTTTGATGCTTGATTCCTGCGATGCCCCTCTGATCGTGGTCGATGACGTCCGGTTCTTTGGTGAAGCTTTTTTCATTCAGGAAGACGGCAGCTCTCTGTACCGCCTTGATCCCTTTCCGGGATGGAATCCTGGACCGAATTCCGGACATGACAGCGAAACGGCCCTTGATAACTATCCCTCGTTTACTGCGAGGTTTTCTCCAGAGTACGGTCAACTCAAATCCATCGCCAGCATGATCATGGGATGGGAAGTGTCATGAACCTCCCCACCATCGCCATCTCCGTGCAACAGCCGTGGGCCTGGTTCATCGTCAACGGGGTCAAAGACGTTGAAAACCGCACGTGGCCGGTGCCGAGCAAATACATCGGCCCGGTGCTCATTCATGCCGGGAAGTCTCCGAAATTCAGCATGGCCGAGGCATCGGATATCATCCAGCAACTGCGCGAGCGGCACGGCAAGCCGGAGAGCATGACCTGTTTCAAACTTGGGCGCGAAACCGGCGGCATCGTGGGCATGGCCAGAATAGTAGGCTGCACTAAGGGCCACAGATCCATTTGGGCCAACACGGAGC